TCATGGTTGATGAACATCAATGCGTTCTGGATTTAAATTCTCCAGCGAATGATCATGCAAGGGCAGAACTTTAGCAAATTTCATGGTATTGCATGCAATCTGCATATTGAATAATTTAAATGTTATATGGATCAGTTCCATTGTATTCATCAATTTTATATGTTGGTCTAAATAGAGCATTATTTGCTCAATAATGAATTAACTGCTTAATTTTTGATATAAAAGTATTTAGCTTTTTGCAGAACTACTTGTGAATCAGGTCTGATCGCTATAATATACACAGCCATGGGGATATGGCGGAATTGGTAGACGCACTGTGTTCAGGTCGCAGCGCCTTCTGGGCGTGAGAGTTCGAGTCTCTCTATCCCCACCATACATTATATAAAATCAATAACTTATAACTCTTTGGTGCGGATTTGGTGCAACCCTTACTTTTAAGAGTTGCTTCTCGGTCTTCCGGTTTTCTTAGATTTAGCCATTTTTTCAATATCTGATCGATTCCATCGAGAGCGCTGTCCATCCTTCGACACACGTTTTGGCATTTTACCATCACGATCAAGCTTTCTCACATATTCCGCTGAATATCCCAAAACTTTTGCTGCTTCAGCGGTATTTAGTGTTAAAGGCTTCTTGTCTACAATTTCTTCCAGACGCTCGACTTTCTCAACCAGATACTGATTCTGAGATTTAAGCTCCTCGAACATTGCGAAAATCTCAGGCATCCATCGGCTTGAGCCAACTTCCATTAAGACACCTCCAATCTTTTACCTGCTTTGATTTCTTCATCAGTGGCGTGTGCAATCTCTGAATAATGCACCCATTCATTGGGCTGACCAAGTTGTGAAATTTCAACCATAATCCCATCAATACTTTTCACTATCCATATGTACTTATTGCCAAGAGCATTAGTCAAAACAACCACCTTACCCCCAACCTCAAAAATATTGTGCTGGCGGCGGTATTCTAAAGCCGCCTTTTCTTTGAGTTGCTGCATTAAGAGTTGATTTTCTTCCCAGGTAATTCCAATTTGATCAGGACTTCTCACGACACTTCTCCCAAAGCCTTCACCACGCCATACTGATCAAACTTCGCGATATATGACGACAGCATGTGGTAATACAGATCAGCATTGCTATTAATCTCAAGAATCACGCCAGTACCATTGCTCACGCGCTGTCTTAAGGTTGCTTCCAGCTTGCGAACAAAGTCACTGTGCAAGTGATGTGACTCACTCGCAATGTGGTACAAAGCACCCGTTTCACCTGCATCCAAAGCCAAATTAAAAGGCTTGTCCTTGTGCAGCTCGTCAATGATGAAGTTAGCCACCTGGATGTTTGTTTGCTGAATTTCAGTCATTGCTCACCTCCAACACTGAACAACCACAATAAGTACAGATGAGGAAATAAGCAGAAAACCAATAAAAATAAACCTAGTAAAATAAAGAATATGTTCTCAGTCATTGGCTGGCTCCTGTGCTTCACCAAAAATATCAGGTACGTTTTCAACTTTTCCAAGTCGTATCGAATAGCCCAAATATTTGTTTAGCTTTTCTATTTTATTGACTTTCGCGGCATAGTCTTCTTTAAAGCCAAACTGTGCCCAGCTATTCAACTCATCAACCACAGCCAGAAGATCATTTAATTCCAAATGAATGCGCTCTTTATTATTCAGTGGTAGATCAGGATGTTTTTCTGTCATCCCAAATTGTGCTGTTTTAAGGGCAATCTGAGCAATTTCAGCGGCTTCTTCAGCAAGCTTCGTTAGCAGAAATTGTTCATGTGTCATTTTATTCATGGCCTTGCTCCTGTGCTTCGATCATTACAATCTGAGTTTCAAACTCATTACGCTCATCATTAAGATCACGAAAATAATCACCCAATGCTGTCACGCCAAACATACCGCGATCATCCCCAGTGGCCGTATAACGTGCATCCTTACTGTCAAGAAAACCAACACACTCATCCTTGTTTTCATTCCAGACAAGATGTAATTTCACTGTCTTTTCCGGCACCGCTTGGGCTTTGGCTTCTTTCGCCAAGCAAATCAAACAAGGTTCTTCATCTGGATACTGACTATTAAAAACACCAGTAGGTGATTCGCATTTTTTTAAATGTTCATCACAGAGTAGCAACTTAATTTTTTGATCGGCTTGGGCTTTGGCTGCTTGCCAGATCGACCAACTAGAATTAATCCAATCAACAATAAAATCTTCTTTTGGATCACACACATCAGAAGGTGAGTATTTGTTTTTTTCAGCATCAAAAATGGTACATACATGCAAGTTATTAATAGAAACATTTTTCTGATTTACTAATGCTTGCTCAAAAGCTTCTCTTTCTTTCTGAATATCCATCACGCCACCTCAAAAGGCTTATATTTCTTAAATTCTTCAAACAATTGAGTTGCTGGCTTGTTCAATCGGCCAGTCCCTGCAATCACCACATCACGCGGAAAGTTCTTATTCACTACTTCACAAAAGAAGCGAACGCCATGCTGATTGACCGTTGCTCTGTAGCCAATACTGAGCAGCCAGATAATGAATGCTTCAGTCATGAGCGGATGGACTAGAGTTGGTTTTTTCATATCAATCCCCCGCAAATCGACTGCCAGCACGGTAATATTCAGGCTGCGCCACCGGCTTATCCAAAACCTCAGTAGCCTTGTATTCAGGATCGCCAATCGGCAAACCTTTCGCTTCACGCCACAATGAATAAACAGCTCGGATCATTTCATTGCGGTACATCAAGTTATCCAGCTTGCTAAAGTCAGGCTTGAAATAAAGCTTTCCAAATTGCGACTCGAAATCAATCTGGTCGCGTGTAATGGTTGCGAAAGACAATATGTGAGTAGGGAGGATGCGCTCACCAATCCCGTCAACATACTCGTACTGGGTGTAAATCCCGAATACAGGATGCGTATACCCATCACATTTACGCTCTGTCACCTCAATGCGCTCACCATCTGGGAGCCATGCCATATGTGTTGTCATGATGGTGCCCCCATATTTGAAATTTCAGCTTTCACATCACTGAAGGTTTTTGCTTCAATCTCTGTCAAGGCATCAATACCAAGGTGCTCACAAACCGTTTTTACATCCAAACCCATCGACTCGATCAAGTCTTGAATTTCATCGCGCTGAACGTCTGTAATCGCCATGAACTCAACAGGGTTTTCCCATGTTTTCCGCTCTTTGTTGGCTACGCAGCCCAACTCCCTAGCTCTCTTAACAATGGCCTGGCGCATGTTCTGGTAAAACAGGTGCGCTTCATCATTTTGCAAGGACTCAGTTAATTGGTTTAAGTCGCTTGCATACAGAGCTTCATCACAGCTTTGAATGAAGTTATTTAGTTCATCGACAGCTTTATTCATTGCGATCTGAGCAGGGGTTAGCGTATTAATGTGGTCTTTGGCCTGCTTAATAAGATCAGCCAAGAAAGTGGGATTAGTTTTTAAATCTGGCACCCAAACTTCGCCCGTATCACCACCTAAAGCGCCTGCATTTTTTGCATGATGCGTAGGGCAAGGTCTAAAGCTAATGACGCGTTCTGTCTTGCCTTCGCCAGTAGTAACAGTGGTCAAATAACCCATAATGTCAGCAATTCGGTATAGTTCATTTCTGTTCTTACCACCAAGATCGGGGCGATAAATTACTTGATCACCATTCTGGTCTTCAGAAGCATGAGCAATGAAAACCACATCTTTTCCCGAGGCGATTAAGCTATTCACATATTGCTTAAATATGTTATTTGCCATGCCTTGAGCTTTTAATTTTAATGACCCATCTTTTTGGCGATTGGTGCTGTTTAGCATTAAGTGCGTTTTGATGCTTTCAAGCATTGCGCCTACCGTATCAATTACGATGGTATTGAACGGAGCTAAATCATTTGGTGCCAGGTTTGCTACATCAGCCCACTGATTTACTTGAACTACAGCACCGCGACGCAGCTCACCAGTACGATGTGAGCCTTTATCAAAATCAAAAGAAATAGCTTTATCACCAGTAAACCCAATTGATGTTTTACCAAGGCCTGGATCTGCATAGATGTAGGTAATGATTGCACCTACAGTTAGTGCTTGATCTGCTGTAATAATATTTATAGACATAACCTTCTCCTAAGCAGCCCACGAAACAAGATCAGATTTAATCTTCTCAAGTCGTGCCATGTTTTCACGTGCATATTGAATACGTGCGCTGTCTGAATATTTTTCGTCTAGACAAAGGGAGATAACTTCCATGCCGCGACCTACATAAGTCAGAGTGATCGTGTTGCCTTCAACCTTGATCACATCATCAGCGGTGGACATGCTTTCCATTTCTTCTGCCAGGTGGATCAACTGGCTTTCAGCGCGGACTACTTCGATAGATTTGATTACCGCACCACATCCACAGAATTGAGCGTAAGTGTTCATAGGTCATGCTCCACTTCTTTGATTTCTGCCCACTGATTGCAATTACACTTTGAGCAAAATCCATAAAGTTTTACTGATGGCTTTTCTGTCTCAGCCCACTTAAGTTCGGTAAGTTCAGTTTTGCATTTAAGGCAAACAATCTGGTCATCATCACTTTCCAACTGATATTTAGCGTGAGCTTCTGGTTTGCAAAATGGACAAGGAATGTCGCCACCATTTGTCAGCAGACCATCACCATCTTCATCACTATCTAAGTCCCACAGATAACCATCTACGCAGTAGGAATCTTCGTAACTTGCTCCAAAGTAAGAGACTGGCATTTGCTCGGGGCATTTTTGTGGTTCAACTGGAGGTAATTCTTTCACTTCACACCCCCAGCAATCGCAGCATTAATCTTTTCAATCTCATAACGATCAACATAGGCATTAATCGTCTTGTCAAAATGCACCACGTTTAGAATGTCCAGAAACTCGACTGATGCATCATCAAGTGCATACTCGACATAGATGCTGTAATCGTCAGCTTTGACAGTAGCGACACAGGTTTCATGGCAAGTACGTTTAAGCACTTCATATCTTTGAGCGGTGATAACCACTTGAGGATTATCATCAGCAACTTTGGCAGGCTGGAAAGCGTAAGCTACTGCTATCCCCGCGCTAATAGATGCTGCAATGAATGCAGACTTGAGAATATTGGATTTAGTTGTCATACTTATCTCACTCACAGGTAGTATGTGGGTCATGCCTCAGGTGGTTCGCAGCACGCTGGGGCTTTTCTTTGCTTCGATGAAATTATTAAACCAAAGGTATAAACATAAAGCAAGAGAAAATTAAACCAAAGGTGAAATTTAGTTGAAATTAGGTTTAAATATTATTTGAAAGGCAAAAGAAAACCCGCTCGAAAGCGGGTTATTTCTAGGACTTGCTAGGGATGAATAGGTTTAATATTTAAACTCTCTATGGTGCTGAACAACCACACCAATGATGGAGATTTCTATTTGCAAAGAGTTGTAAGTAGGGAAGTCGGGGTTGAGTGGAACTAATTCAATAACATCCACCCCATGCTCATTGACCCCAATAACACGATATTTTTTAAAAGTTGTTAAAGCTAGACCGTGCTGAATTTCTTGAGCAATAACCAATGATCCCGGTACTGGCGCTTTTGCTGCATCCACAACAACTTCATCACCTGGCATGAATTCTGGTGCCATGCTCATACCATCAATAGTTAATGAAAATACCGCCTTAGGGTCTATACCTTCATAGGTTGTATGGGTCTTTCCTTTGGGGTGAAGCCCATCATAAACCACATCTCTCCATAAGCCTGCTTGAACAAAATCCAGCACCGGAATCTCCCTTAACTTTTTCCCTGTTGGCTTTACATTTCCATATTCATGAGCAATTACGGGTTGGGTTTTTTCTGTTTGAGCTGATACAGGCTCACCCCCAGTCATAAGCCACCCAACATCAACCTCAAGAATTCCAGCTAATTTCTCTAGGGTCTCTTTACTTATTTGACCTTTCTTCCACTTGGATGGCGCTTGAGGGCTAAGACCAATCATGGTTGAGGCTTTCGACCATGAGAGCTTTTTGGCACTTAACGCCTTCTGTAAACGATCAACAAGAGTTTCCATATCTACACACTTTAACCTTTGGTTAAATTATCAAGTAAAAATCGGCCTAAAGGAATCAACCATAGGTTGCATTATTATGTAACTGGTGGTTTAATTAAAAAAGTACATCTGGTTTAATTAAGGTTTAAATCATGAACCCTATGCAAAAAGCAATTAATGCTGTAGGTGGGCGAACAATCGCAGCAAACCTATTAGGCATTTCCTATGTAGCGGTTCGAAAAATGGAGGCAAAAGGATCGCTTCCTCGAACAGACTACACAGGCGAAACAAATTATGCACAAACATTAGCTAGCAACAGTAATGGCCTTATTACCACGGATTGGCTTATGGATAAAGCCAACCCCAAACATCATACCGTTGCTGCTTAAACCAATTATCAGCAACTTAGCTTTTTTAATAAACGTGAAAGTAAACAAGGTGTTCACATGGATATATCGAAAGAGACCAAAACCGCATTGCACAAGATGGTGCATCAGTCGAACGGCATTACTCCAAAAGAGATAGCCGATCTTGTTGGCGTGTCTCATAACACGATTTTGAACTATGCCAATCCAAACATGGAAAACCATCTGCCGAGCCTAAAGGCATTTGAAGCAATGCTGACCTACACACAAAACCCAGCTCCATTAAAAGTATGGGCGCACAAATTAGGTTTTGTATTGGTTCCAGTAGATCAAGCTCAAGGCAAGGATCATGAACTAGGTGTTCTTGAATCACTGCTTGGTATGAATGTTGGTAATGGTGCAGCAAACAAGCAGGTTTTATCTGCTCTGGAAGATGGTGTGGTGACACCTGCTGAAATGGATGAGACAGATCGCATTCTCGAAGAAATCGAACAGAAAATTCAATCTTTGCGTAAGGCTATGAAAGGCGAGTGTGCAAAGTATTTATCAGCTCTACAACGAGAAAAAGCCTGATTTCGTGGATCAGGCTTTTAATATTCAAAAGGTTGGAACCCATTATGAACAATCAAATTTTAACTGAAATAGAAGTAAACAGAAAGATTTATTTGTTTCAAAAAGCAGTCGAGCGATATGCAACTGAAAAAACGATTGCCAATTCTCAAGCTTTAGCACAAGCGAAAACTGAATTATGCAAATTTGCAATGAAGGTGATGTCATGAGTGTTGATGCAACTCGTTGGGCCTGGTCTGCTCCAGTCAAAAGCTCAACACAACGCCTTGTCTTGCTCTCTCTGGCTGATCGTGCTGGTGAATACCACACCTGTTTTCCGTCAGTAGCGCGCATCACAAAAGACACTCACCTGAACCGAAAAACGATCATGAAGGTAATTTCCGAACTTTGCGAACTTGGTTTGGTTGAAGATACAGGTCACCGGAAGGGGATTACTAAGCAAGTTGTTGTGTACCGCCTATTGGGGGTTAAGACTCGCGAAGATGAGGAATTAAACAGTACCAATTTTGGAACAGTTCCAAAAACGGAACAGTCCCAAAATTACCAAGAAACAGTACCGTTTTTACCACCTAACAGTCCCAAAAACGGTACACAGAACCTAAAAGGAACTAAAAAAGAATCTAAAACTATTATTAAGTTTAATTTTGCTCAAGAGCTAAAAAACCTTGGTGCAGAAACTCAACTTATTAGTGACTGGATGCTTGTACGAAAAACCAAAAAAGCTTCTAACACCGAAACTGCTTTCAACGGATTTAAACGCGAGTTAGATAAATCTAATCTTGATGTGAATACAGCTTTAAAAATTTGCATCGAAAGAAACTGGCAGGGCTTCAACTCATCTTGGTTGAGTAACATCAATCTTTCTGAGTTCCAGAACTCTCAACCAGTGCCAACCCCTAACCAACCAGCAGCACCAGTTTTCAAAGGTGTGGCTAAGAAGTTTAAGGGGATGAGCAATGACTGAGTTATTTTCGATTCCTACCGAACAAGCCGTTTTATGTTCGTTCATGGATTTCGCTGGATCTGGTGACTACATCGAGCAACTGGAAGAAAGTGATTTCTATGCCAGCCGCCACCAAGTCATTTTCAATTACATCAAACGCCAGCACTTAAAGGGCGAAGGGCATGATGCAGTTGTTGTTTGGGAGCAGATTCGCTCAAATCCAACAGAAAGCACCCAGATTGATGAAACGTACATCATGGAGCTATCGAGCGCCATATCGCTTCCTAGGCTCATTCCTACGCACATCAAAACCCTAAAAGATTTATCCACTCGCAGAAAGATTGCAGACCTGAGCAAGCATATCAGCACCATTGCCAATGATACGCTGACTTACACCGGTGAAACCGCAATTGAAAAGGTGCAGTCACTGGTTTCCGGTCTTGATAACACATCGACCCAGCAGGCCACTTTGAGCGTCGAAGCAATTGCCGTGGACGTGTTGACCGACATCATTGATCGCCATCAAAAGATTCATGCCGGTATTGAAGTCAAAGCAGGGGTAAAAACAGGATTTATTGAACTGGATAACAAGCTGGATCGCATTGACCGTACCGATCTGGTGATTATCGGCGCACGTCCTTCGATGGGTAAAACCACATTGGCCCAAAACATCATGCTCGACCTTGCTGTAAATCAGGGTGAAGTGGTGTTGTTTATGTCTGGGGAGATGTCGAAAGAGCAGATCATGGAGCGAATGATTTCAGGCCTTGGTCAGATTCCATTGAAGCAGGTTCGTTCAGCTCAATTTGATTCGGAAGGCGCAGGTTGTATTTATCGCGCTGTCGATACTTTGAAAAAATGCCCGATCTTTATCAATGACAAGGCCTCTCCAAGTCTGGCTGATATTCGCCGTGAAGCTCGTAAGGTTCAGCAAAAGACCGGTGGCCGGTTGAATGCCATCGTGGTTGATTATCTTCAGATCATGACACCGCCCGAGAAAACAGGGAACAAGGTGCAGGAGATTGGTGATATTTCATGGGGCCTTAAAAAGATTGCCAAGGACTTTGGTTGTCCAGTGATTGCTTTGTCACAGCTCAACCGATCTTTAGAGCAGCGTCCAAACAAACGTCCAGTCATGTCAGATATTCGTGAGTCAGGCGCTATTGAGCAAGATGCAGACATCATCATGTTTATCTACCGTGACGAGGTTTACAACAAGGATTCAAAAGATGCCGGCACAGCAGAAATCATCATTGGTAAAGCGCGTAACGGATCAACTGGAACGGTTCGACTGGCGACTGATTTAGGTCGGGCCACTTTCTGTGATTTGAGTCCAGAATATTACACGCAGTTGCAGGTTGTAGGGCAAAGCGCAGGGGGTGGGGTGTGAGTTTTCAAGTTCCAGAAAAATTCAGAATAACTACTGGTCTACTGGGTAGTGATTCAAGCTACGGAAACAATGGTGCATTTTGGGTGAAGACTAAAAAGCATGTTTTTACCGTTATTGCTAGTGATCAGATGGGCTGGGAGCACGTGAGTGTTTCGCTTCCAGCGCGTTGCCCAACATGGGAGGAGATGTGCTTTATCAAGTCGCTATTTTGGGGTGAGGATGATTGTGTAATCCAGTACCACCCATCCAAAAGCGACTATGTGAACAATCACCCGTATTGCTTACACCTGTGGCGGCCAATCGAACAGTCATTACCAGTGCCACCAAGTTTTATGGTCGGTAAGGCGGGTGCCGCATGAACGAAAGAACATATCAGCACAACAAGGCAGCCTCATTAAATCGTGGCATTGACGTTTTACTTGTTATTAAAAACACACCAATCGCCACAACCAAGGAAATCAAAGATCAAGCGCTGCCATACATGACGATTAGATCGGTACAGCGCTACTTAAAAACCTTGGTGCAAGTCGGCCTTATTGGATTTGTCGGGGGTGGTAATGATGAATATCGCTACTTCCTTACACCTAAAGCCAAACAGTTATTTGGGGGTGAGCCATGCTAGACACCAAAGAACAGATCAGAACAGCACTGATTGAAATTGCTGAAGCATTAGGTCGACCACATTACGAGCCGCTGACTGTCAGAGAGGTTTTGGCGAGTTTTGATAACAACACAGACCATCCATTGAAAGTAGCAGTATTAAGAAAAATACCTTTCCTTGGGCGCAAGAGTTCAATCGAGGCTGTGGCGCCAAAAGTAAGAACTAAAAAACCGGCTCGGAAGGCATCACCAGTTGAGGTGAAGAAGGAAATTCTAAAGCTGGCCCAACACGGAACTATTACAAAATTCAGAAGCGGTTGTGACTGCAAGGAGTGCATGGAATGGGCATGAACTTAATCGAAAAAACAGAATTAAAAGAATGTGACCACGACTGGGAAAATATTTCCAGTATTGAAGACACCAAACGTCAACTTATCTGCATTTACTGCGCAGAACAAAAAACAGAACCTTTTGATGTGAATGTAAAACAGTGGTCGGATGAGGAAACTGACCATTGTAGTGACATTCGGAATCATGTTTCTCCAAATACGAAGGTGATTGAGCATGAGTGAGATTAAGGGCTTATCAAACAGCGACCTTGTTTCCATAGGTTTTAAAGAGGCCAGTCACTTTACTGTAGGGAATTCTCTAAACCTATCTTTGGGGCGTAATCGGTATTTATCAGCAATGTGTGTGGGACAAGGGAATGAGGCTGTATTTATTTGTGAAAAGTCCAAGATTGGCAATCACTACACAGACTTGATTTGTATTCACAACAGAGATTATGACGGCTTTATCACAATGGAAAAATTAAAGGCACTTATTGAGTGGTTTGGTAGTGGTCAAAAAGCTTTAAAAAGTGAAACAAAACCAGAACCAAAATGGACAACAATCAAAGTGGTTTGTCAGAAATGTGGTCATTACTTGAATGGCTGTCACTGCAATCATTTTGGTGATCAGTGTCCACACCTCAATACTTCAATGTTTGGCGACAATGGTTTAGCTGAATGCTTTAACTGCAACAAGATTATTAATAAGGATCGTGAAGTGGTTGGGGATGTAGATGACATCAATCTCACTCGCTGAATATCACAAACAGTATGGCGGTGGTCGTAAGACTGCCACCAAGCGCAACAAATTTAATGCTGTGAAGATCGAAAAGGACGGAATGACCTTTGATAGCCAAAAAGAGTACAAGCGTTATATCGAGCTTACAGCGCAAATGCAAAGAGGGGAAATTCAAGATTTACAGTGTCAGGTCAAATTTGAGTTGGCACCGAAAGTAAAAATTGCAGGTGAGAAAAGAGCAAAGCCTGCACTTCGATATTTTGCAGATTTCACATACCTGAAGAATGGGGCGCAGATTGTTGAGGATGTGAAGTCGGCAGCAACAAGAAAATTGGCAAGTTTCCGTAATAAGAAACACTTGATGAAAACAGTACACGGCATAGATGTTAGAGAGATTTAAGAGGGAATAGGGATGAATGCGATGGTTAAGACGGAAGTGATGAATTGGGATCGTTTTAGTATTGAAGATTGGCTTAAGCAGTATGGGGCATACATCCAGATTTCACGCATGAAGTCAGGAAATCAACCAGACTCACTTGGGGTAAATCAGATCTACTGGCTGATTCTTGAAAATAACAAAGGGGTGGCACCGCGTAAGGATCAAGTCATTTGCCAGATTAATGATTTTGAAGCTGAGCAGGTGCGGAAGTTGATTGTAGATTTTAACAAGTCGAGTTCGGTTTGTGCTTCAGCGAAAGTGGCTGTGCAGTTGTTCATTGAGAAGAATGTGAGAGGGATGTCACTCGATCAAATGGTGCGTGAGTTTACTCTCGGCAGAACCTCAATCAAGAGCATGATTTACTGTGGCAAGTTTTATTTATGTGGCCATGATAAACGGTTGAAAATAGGTTGAATGGCTATTGACCGTGCGCACGCGATATGGCATATTTCAGGTATAGTGCGCTTGAGTAGTCGGGTACACTAGCGATTAAAGCTCATCGAAAGGTGGGCTTTTTTAATGCCTGAAATAAAGCGCCATTAGCTCAACTGGAAAGAGCATGGGTTTTCTATACCAATGGTTGTGGGTTCGAGTCCTACATGGCGTGCCAGATAGACAAGATTGATTATTAAGTGATCTTTTTGAGTAAATGATGATCAATTTATTGATAAATATAACTTAATTATTACACGTTAAAACATTCTGCATATATTTCTTATACTTATTTGTGGTGAGCAACTGGTATCTTGTGTTCATTCCTAGAACGCTACAACAAGTATAATGTAATACTCCACGGCCTGTTTAGCCCTCCAGCTAAGCAGGCTTTTTATTGCAAGGTTCAATTTAAGGGTACAGCCTTGCATATAATATTATTATGTATATAATGCGGGCCAGATTCTATGGCTGTAGTTTCTATTAAGTTTCTGCCTCCTTTCCCTATAAAGGAGGTATTTTTTTGTCTGGAGAAAAGTAATGCTCCGATTCTTAATGTGTTTATTCAGCCTTCACGGTGTGACTGAAATCGATTACACGGTTGATGATGAAGAAATCAAAGTGTGTCGGGATTGTTTGAAAGAAGTTGAATAACAATCACTCAAACAAATAGCCATGTCATTAGATTGAAATACTTAAACAATATGGTAGCCCTGCAAATAAGAAATAAGTTGTAGTGCAAGTCAAGCCTGTTTAATTGGAGAGAGAGTTAAACAGGCTTTTTTTATTCTTAAAATTCGCCGGACGTATTACGGCAATCAAAGCCCCTCGCATTCTAGGTGTTGAGGGGTTTTTCTTTTCTTATTGGTGGTGGTTATGGATGGTTATGGGATCAGTAAAGAAGGTTGTGATTTGAGTTATCCGGAAATTCCGGAAGGCTGGGATAGGATATGGACATAGTATCTGCACAAAGGGAATTAAAAGAGCATTGCGACCAGATTGATATTTTACTCAGCCTGTCACGAAGCATGATGACTGCTAAAGAGATGGTGAATGTTGATGAAAAGCTTAAACGCCACCGAGAGCGGGCAAGAAACATCAGAATCAATCTCTATGAAGCGCAACCCCAAAAGACTCGCAGCAATACGCACACTACCTTGCGTGAGGTGTGGTAATCCCAATAGCCAGGCTGCTCATTCAAATAGTGCTAAGCATGGTAAGGGCAGGTCGATTAAAGCTAGTGATGAGTTCACAGTACCACTATGCCATTCCTGCCATTTCCAGTTTGATACCTTTCAATTGGGTAATCGGGCAGAGAGTGAAGCCATGTTTGAGAAGTGGTTGGTGAGAGTGAATCGGATGTTGGTGATGGAAGATAGAGAGGTGTTTTGATGAAGCAAGCTACGTTTTCACCGGTATTTGCATCAATGTATTGCGGCCTATGTGACATTGCCAGAAATAACGGCTATGCACTAACAGTCCACGGCACCATGAATCTTGATTTTGATTTAGTTGCCATACCTTGGACAGATCAGGCAATTGAGCCGGAAGATTTAATCGAGTTAATAGCCGATCGCTGTAATTTGCTAACCGATCAAGAGTTCGGCACAGGGATTTATCAGAAGGCTCCAGAAATTAAGCCGCATGGTCGATTGGCTTGGTTAATTATAATTGGTAGTGGTGCTGCTTTGGATATTAGTGTGATGCCTAAGCTAAGTAATTGAAAATATTATCGTACGAAGTTTTAGGAGTAGGAAATGCAAAAAGCCGTGTTTCCTATCCAGAGTCATGCCGACATCACCAAAGCCATTAACTACATGCACACCAATTACACCAAGGCGATTAATGAGGGTAAGCCGTTAAGGGTGGTGATTGATCGGAAACAGGATGATAGATCAACTGCGCAGAATCGTTTGTACTGGATGTGGTTGGGTCAAATCGAAAAGAAGAATGGCACCCATAAAGACCAGATGCATTACGAATTTAAGAAGCGCTTTCTGATTTATATCTACCGTCGTGATGATCAGGAGTTTGCTGAGACCTGTAATGCGATTGCAATGCTGAAGCAGAATGAGTGTGAAGAATACCGGGTGATTGCAGAGCAAGTGATAAGACTTTGCAGCACGACAAAATTAAGCGTTAAGCAGATGACCGAGTATTTGAATTACGTGCATGACTTTGCTGTGACTCAGTTGGGTGTGCATTTAACTGTGCCGGATGATTTGAAGTGGTGTTATCGGGATTGACTCTTTTGGAAATATTCTTCATCTTAAGATTTTAATTTAAGTAAACCTTTAAGAGAAAAATATGAATGAAGAGCGTAAGCCCAAATTTAAAATTGGTGACAAAGTTAGGTTAAATGTTGGTGGTCCTGATATGGCTGTGCATTCAATCGTTGAAGAAAGAATAGGGTCTGGAGTATTTTCTGGAAATTATCGTTGCCAATGGTTTGCAGGAAAGAAGTCAGATAAAGATAGTTTTCCTGAAGAGAGTCTAGTATTAATTAAAGAGGAGCAGAATGAAGGATCTACTCCCAGTTCTTAAATTAAATTTGAGTGATGTGATTCAATGGATGCTTGAAAATCTTGAAAAAGATGGGTGCCTTTATCAGGAAGATGTAGTGGACTACTTGGTTAAGAATAACCAAATGGATCTGTTAAAAGAAAATACTGATGGTAATTTGGCGTTGCAACCAAGCGTAAACAACGCATTCAAGAAAAAAACTGAGCATAATGTTGTCTGGGTTAAACCTGATCGCTACTGGCGTTATAGAGTTCCTGAAGATGAGCCTGGTCGAGAGGCTGGGGGATAAAAATAGAGCTACCGAAAGGTGGCTTTTTTAATGGCTGAAGATTATGAAAAGACCAATGCCGCCAATCCAAGATAATCAGAACACAGATGTCGAGGATGAAGAATTTATTGAAACTGGCGGCCTACTTCACTTCGAGCCCGCAAACAATGATTTATGGCCGTGGATTAGAGAAACCTTTCTTGAATCGCGGGGAAAACTCCACAATCCAGACCATGAGCACTTATTAAGCTTTCAGCCTCCTGAGATTTCATTCCTTTGGGCCTATACCAAATGCGAAGCTAAAGATCGTCGTGTGCTAGGTCAGACTGAACGAGTAATGATTAATGTGGGTGGTTGGCGTAAAGACCGGCAAGAACTTCAATTGATTGACTGGTTTGGTGATGTGCCTAAATACATCATCACGTTAGATGCTCGCGTATGTCAGGTGATGAGTGATGTAGATTTCTGTGCATTGGTAGAGCATGAGCTTTATCACATCGGGCATAAGAAGGATAAGCATGGTGAGTTTGAATACACATCAATGGGTGAGCCTAGATTGTTCTTACGTGGTCATGATGTCGAAGAATTCCATGGGGTTGTCCAGCGTTACGGTGCATCACCAGATGTCCAAAAAATGGTAGAGCTTGCAAATGATGGTCCAACTATATCTCGGGCTAATATTGCTCATGCATGCGGTACGTGTTTATTGAAGTTGGCTTAATTTTTTTTGCCTGCTTTGCTTTACGTAGCTTTACGGAGAGGTGGCTGTGGCAGCACTTAAAGAGCCTGTAAAAATCTTTATAGTTCAGTCTCTTGCTTGCTTTGAAACACCTCAACAAGTAGCAGACACTGTAAAGCAGGAATTTAAAATAGAAATTAGCCGCCAACAGGTGGCTTTATATGATCCGACAAAATACACGGGTCGAAATCTAAGTAAAAAATTAAAAGACCTTTTTGAGCGAACTCGAAAGGATTTTAAAGAAAACATCGAAGACATTCCGATTGCTAACAAGGCCTTTCACTTTAAAGAACTCCAAAAAATGTATGACGATTGGGGAAAGAACAAGGTCATGCGTCAGAATGTGCTTAAACAGGCGCAAGGATTGCTTCAATCAGGTAAAAGTGCTAGTCCAAGTGGCTTATCTGAAAAAGAACAGATTGAAATTGATATTAAGCGTTTAGAGCTTGAGAAACTGCAAAAAGAAGTAAGACCTCCTGCAACTCGACCTCCTGAGGAAGATTACAAAATCAGCCTGAAACCTGATGAGGAAATTCCACATGAGCCAATTCTTTGAACCACCAGAAGGTGCGGTAACTCTTACACCCAAACAGGCCAATATCTATTTATGGGGCTGGCAGAAAGAAGCGCGTTTTCGTGATGCTGTATGTGGTCGACGTTTTGGCAAAACCTTTTTGGCTAAAGCTGAAATGCGTCGAGCTGCACGACTGGCAGCAAAATGGAATGTGTCGGTTGAGGATGAGATATGGTATGCAGCGCCTACATTCAAACAGGCTAAACGTGTCTTCTGGAAACGATTAAAACAAGCGATTCCACCTTCATGGCGTGCAGGCAAACCAAATGAAACTGAATGTACGATCACTCTAAAAAGTGGTCATGTCATGCGTGTGGTTGGTCTGGATAACTATGATGACCTGCGTGGATCTGGTTTATTTTTCCTGATCATTGATGAATGGGCAGACTGTAAGTGGGCAGCATGGGAAGAAGTACTGCGTCCAATGCTTTCAACCTGTAAGTACATCGTAAATGGTGAGCAGCGTGTTGGTGGTCATGTTTTAAGGATTGGTACGCCGAAAGGCTTTAACCATTGCTATGACACCTTCATGGATGGTCAGCCGGGGCACGAACCTGATTGCCGCAGCTTTTCCTATACCTCATTACAAGGTGGGAATATTCCTGAATCGGAAATCATTGTTGCCAAGCGCAAGATGGACCCGAAAACATTCAGTCAGGAATATGAAGCCAGCTTTGAAAGTTATCAGGGCGTTATTTATTACTGCTTTAACCGGGTGCTCAATAGCTCAAGCGAAACGGTTCAAGATGGTGACACGCTTCATATCGGCATGGACTTTAACGTTACCAAAATGGCCGCTGTGGTTTATGTGCGTCGTGGTGACACCATGCATGCAGTAGATGAGTTTGTGAATCTATTTGATACACCCGCAATGATTGAAGCGATTAAAGAGCGGTATCCAAAGCATTCAATTGGTGTGTACCCAGATGCTTCGGGTGATAACCGTAAGTCAGCAAACGCAAGCGAAACGGATATTGCACTACTTCGGAAAGCTGGATTTAAGGTTTTTGTGAATTCTAGGAACCCTGCAGTAAAAGACCGGATCAACTCAATGAATGGGATGCTGTGCAATACCTTTGGTGAGAGACGCTTATATGTGAATGCTAATAAGTGTCCACACTTTGCGAAATGTCAGGAACGTCAGATTTATGATGTTCATGGGCAGCCAGATAAAAAAGCAGGATTTGACCACATGAATGATGCTGGTACTTATCCGATCGCTTATCTATTCCCGATTAACGAGCAGATCACTCGCATCGATATACCAATGTTTGGATACTAAATATGAGCATTACAAGCAAACACGCTGACTACGAAAAGCATATTAAGACTTGGGAAAAGTTGGATGATGTTTGTGGTGGTCAGGAAGTTATTAAAGCAAAAGGCGAGAATCACTTGCCAAAGCCTACGCTATTCGCTTCAAAGAGTGATCCTGATGGTAAGGAGCGATATAAGGAATACTTGCTTCGGGCAATCTTTCCGGGTGTGACCAGTCGGACTCTTGCTAGTCATATTGGCTTGGCTTTCGGAAAAACACCGGTATTCAATCGGCCTGATGATTTGGAATATCTGGATCGTAATGCGGATGGTGCAGGACGTTCTATTTATCAGGTGTCACAGCGTGCAATGCGGTTAATCAGTCGTAATTATCGATGTGGTGTTTATGTGGACTACCCAAGTGTAAACCCGAGCCGGAATCGTGCTGAAGATAAGACCAAAGGCGCTTATCCAATGATTCACATCATTAAGGCAGCTGCGGTTGAGGATTGGGATCACATCATTGTTGGCAATCAGAAAAAGCTAAGTTACGTCAAAATTCATGAAACTGTTAAAGAGCGTGAAGGGTTTAGTTTGGCCGCGTCTGAGCAATATCGCTTGCTTTGGCTGAGATTCATTGAAAGCCGATTTGTTTATGTGGTGGAAGTCTACAAAAAGAATGAGAAGGGTGAATGGTATTTAGATCAAACATCCACTCCGACTGATTATCATGGCGATACATGGGATTACATTCCATTCACTTTCTGTGGAGCTGTAGATAACTCGGATGAGGTGGGTACAGCGCCTTTGTATGAGCTGGCTGAAATTGAACTCTCATATTATCGAAGTTCTGCAGATGTGGAGGAATCAGCATTTATTGTGGGGCAGCCCACATTATGCTTCCCAAACATCACCCAAGAGCAGTACGCCATGGTAAAAGAATCGGGTGCTGGTGTGGGTAGTCGTACAGGCATTCCAACAGATGGTAAGTTTATCCAGGCTGAAAAGAATGGTTTGGCTTATGAGCGTATGCAAGATAAGTGGGACCAGATGAAAGAGCTGGGCGCTCGCTTGATTGAAGTTGGATCTGCAAACAAGACTGCTGAGCAGGCTGGGAATGAAAACTCCATTCAGCATTCAGTCTTGTCGCTTGTAGCGGCCAATATTTCTGAAGCAATGACTATCGCTTTGCGTTGGTGTGCGAAATTTGCCTTATCTAACCATGAACTGAAAGTGGATAAGCTGAGCTATACAATTGCTCAGGATTTCAATAAACCTAAATATGATCCAATTCGCTCTAAATTGATTTACGAAGCCTGCCTTGCTGGTGAATTGCCAATGTATGTTTGGTATCACTATGAGCAAACAGGTACATTCCCAGAAGATAAATGGGAAGACATCGTAAAGAAAATTGAGCAGCGGAATGATGGCACTATGGATGCATAAGCATGAACACATCAGCGCAAAAAGCCTTACTTGATGCGCTGACTCAGCATCAGGCATATCTGTATCGAGCGTCATCACAATCAGTTAATGAGCTAATCAAGCGCTTTAATTCGCTCTCAAATACTCAATTACAGCGATTATCAGAACTGCTTGAAGAATTAACCGATTCAGAACGAAATGCGCTTAAATCGTTTAATTTTGGTAGTAAAGCAAAGACATCTAAACTCATTGAAGAAATCAAAACCATTCTTGATGAGTGGTTCACTTCGATTGATGTGGACTTGTCTGAAAAGTTTCACAAGTCTGCTTTGGATTTGGCGATATATGAAGCTGCATACACAGCAAAACTTGCTGGTGATGCTGCTGTGGTGGTCGCTGGTGCTGAGATTTATAAGACAGCAAGAAAAACGCCTTTTGCTGGCGGTCAGTTGGTGGATTATCTGTTTGCTGATATTGCCGATTCATTGCGTAAAAAGGTGGAGTACGTCATTCGTGATGGTATTTCACAAGGTCAGACCAATCAGCAGATTGTTCAGCGGATTAAAGGCAAGAAATCCTTAGATTATAAAGATGGATTGTTTAAATCATCGCGTGAATCGATTGAACGGCAAGTAAGGACTGTGAGAAGCCATGTGGCGAATGCGGCTTATGAAGAAACCTACAAGGCTTTGGGTTTTACGCATCTTAAATTCATTGCAACACTGGATGGCAGAACCTCCAAAACATGCGGAAGTTTAGACCAGACTGTATGGAAGGTTGGTGATTCAGGTATTAGGCGACCGCCTTTGCATCCGAATTGCCGATCTGTATTGGTTGGTGTAGATGCTGATGGTGAATTGCCTGGACAACGCCCATTTGTAATGGATGAGCGCAAAGTGAAGGACATCCCAAAAGATGAGCGTAAAGATCTGATAGGCCAGCTTGATGCCAATACTTCATTTAAAGACTTCTTTGATCAGACAGATGAGTTTTTCCAGAAAGAGTGGCTCGGGCCATCGCGTTACAAGCTGTACAAAGATGGCGGATATAGTCTGGATAAGTTTACCGATCCAGTGGGTCGAGAATATACACTGGCTGAGCTTAAGGCTTTGGATGAGAAGACGTTCAAGGAGGTGGGGTTATGAGGTCAATAACATCAGTTTTAGACATTAATGAAATTCGCTACATCTTGAGCATGGATCTCATTTTAATTCCATTTCGCGCCAACGCGGTGCGCAGACAAATGATGTGGATGAATCTTGGTTATTCAGTTAGAAAGCCGGTAGCCCTATGACCACACCTGAGCAACAAATCATTTATGACTTAATTTTAAAGGCTTGGACAAATGAAAGACGTTGAATTAAAGCTTGTTGAAGGCACCAATCAATTTGTACTTGTGGATGCCGAAACCAAACAAGAGATAGGCATTCAGTCAAATGTTAGTGCTGAGTGTAGTGTGGATGGAATGACGATTGTGACTGCAACCTTCCAGATACCACCTAAGAAAAAGACACCTGTTATACGAAGCTCAATTAATCAAAAAGATATTGAGTTGAGCAATCAGCGCAAATAAACCAAATCCAAACCTAGACCCAAACGGGTCTTTTTTTATGCCTGCTGAAAGCGGATGCGGACAGCGTAACGAGCGGATGCTCATTCAACATGGTGGAAACCTATGAAACTTAAAACACAAGTCATTGACAATAAAACATATGCAGAAGTAGACACTCAAGGGCTTCCAGTCTATGTGCATGATGATGGGAAAGAGGTTGGCTTTGATGCTGGTTCAGCAATGCAAAAGATCAGCACTCTAAATGCGGAAGCAAAAACCCATCGTGAAGCAAAAGAAAAAGCCGAGTCCACACTAAAAGCATTTGAAGGCATTGAAGATCCAGTGGCAGCCAAAAAAGCTTTAGAAACCTTGAAAAACTTCGACGATAAAAAACTGGTGGATGCTGGCGAAGTCGAAAAAATCAAACTCGAAGCAATTAAGGCAGTCGAAGAAAAGTACGCACCAATTGTTCAGGAGCGTGATGCTTTTCAATCTCAGCTGCATAACGAACTTATCGGTGGCGGGTTTGCTCGTTCTAAGTTTATTCAAGACAACATCGCTGTACCAGTAGACATGATCCAAGCCACATTTGGGAAAAACTTCCAGATTGAAAACGGCAAAGTCGTGGCGGTTGGTGCCGATGGTCAAAAAATCTATTCACGTACTCGCCCGGGTGAAATCGCAGACTTTGATGAGGCCTTGGAAACTCTGGTTGGTGGATACCAATACAAAGATTCGATTTTAAAAGGTAGTCAATCGCAGGGTGGCGGATTCCAGGGCGGTGGTGGAAATAAATCAGGCCCTAAATCTTTGGCTGAATGCAAAACCAAAGAAGAGAAAATTGCTTACATGAAGCAAGTGGGCGAACAAGCATAAATTAATTTAAGGAGAGGCTCATGCCTTTTGATTTACAGGTTTTTAATAAGCAAACCTATGCCGCAATGACTGAAACTGTGGCACAGGACATTGAAAAATTTAATGAAGCATCTCAGGGTGCTATTCAATTGATTAATGAGCCTTTCGGTGGTGATTTTAATATTGAAGCATCATTCAAAGCAATTGCGGGTATTGTTCGTCGTCGTAATGCATACGGCACCGGAACTGTGGCGGCAAAACGCTTGGAGCAAATGCTCGATGTAGCTGTAAAGGTTGCAGCAGGTACACCTCCAATCGAGTATGAAAAGCAGCAGTATTCCTGGATTCTTCAAAATCCAGAGCTTGCAGCTTTGACCATTGGTGAGCAGCTGGCGAAAGCTCGTCTAGCGGATATGCTGAATGCGGGTATTTTGGGAGCATCTTCTGCGATTTCAGGTAATGTGAATGCCGTGCACGGTGATGGTACTGATGCTGCATCATTCCGCTTGCTTAACAAGGGTGCTGCGAAACTTGGCGACCGTTCAAGCGCAATTCGTGCATGGATCGTCCACTCCACCACAATGCATAACCTTTTTGATAATGCGTTGGCCAACTCTGAAAACCTTTTCCGCTATGACGGTGTAAACGTTGTGCGAGATCCGTTTGGTCGTGTATTTGTGGTAACTGATGCGCCTGCACTGGTTGGTGATAATATTGGTACAGCTTTCTACAACACGCTTGGTTTGGTTGAGGGTGCTGTAGTTGTAAACGATAACAACGACTTTAATGCTGAGCTTGTACCGGGTACTGGTGGTGAAAACATTAAATACACCTACCAGGCTGAATGGACCTTCGGTGCCGGCGTTAAAGGTTATGCATGGGATACAGCGGCAGGCGGTAAGTCACCTACTGATGCTGCTATCGGTACACCAACCAACTGGGATCTAATCGCTGCAAGCGTAAAAGACACCGCTGGTGTATTAATCAAATCTGCCTAATTGAACTGCCCCGAAAGGGGCTTTTCTTCGCCTGATAGGAAATAGACAACATGAAACAAGAATCAAATAAGCGCCTATATTTCACGGATGATTTTTCACCTGAAAATGTGGCAAAACTTCAAGGTGAAGGTTATATCCTCCGTAAAGCCAGTGCTTATCACGAGGCCGATACTTTGGAGCCATGCTCAGAAGTTGCTGGCGATGTTCCTCAAGCCTATCTTGACCTGATTGCACGTACTAAAGCCAATATCGTTACAGCGAATGTACAGGTGAGTATTACACCTGAATTACAACAAACCATTGATGAAGCCAAAGCCGAATGTAAAAAGGTTGTTGCTGAAAATGCTGAGCTGAAAGAACAGTTGGACAAAGAGTGTGAAGCTGTCAAAAAGCTAACTGCTGAAAATGAAGCACTTAAAGCTCAAGTTGAAGCAAAGCCTAAAAAGCCAACTGCCGCAGAATTAAAGGCAGCAAAAGCAGCTGAAGATTCTGCACAAGCTAACGAAACAAAGGAATAACCAATGAGCTTTATTACCCAAGAACAGGCTGACCAAATTCTAGGGGCAGACTTTGCACCAGCTGGTGATAAAGCTCGCCTTATCAAATTGGCGAATACATGGATGAAGAATGAAGTTGGCTTTGTTCCAAATCCAATAGATCCAATCCTGATTGATGCTACATGCGAAATCATTAAAGGTATTCTTGCGGGTGTGATTTATGCTGGCATTGCACGTCAAACTACAAGTGAAAGTGTAAAGGCTGATACTGTTCAGGTCAGTGAAACATTTGCTGAAGGTAGTCGTGAAATCTCGGAATATGAACAGATTGCCCAAGCCTTTATTGATTCGCTTAATCTTGTGAATCCAGATGCTGCACAAGGTTTTGGCTTTGAGGTGTTCCGGGCATGATCAAAAACAAAATCCAATCCAAGGTAGCTAAAGCTTTTGATAAAAAGCTTACTGATGCCGTCGACACTTTCACCTGTGAAAAACTGATCTATTCTGGTGAGTTTGATTTTGAAACGCAGACTTATCCGGTTGTGGGTGATGAGTCATATTCAGGCCGTGGCGTTCTGTTTGGCTCGTACCTGAAGGATATGGTCAAGCCTACTGATTACCAGGTTACAGACTCTAAGGCTACCGTGCTGCAGAGTGAAGTGCTGAAAGATGGTGTTGAGCACAAACCTCAAATCGGTGATGTTTGGTCTACCAGTAGCGGTGGATTTAAGGTGGTGAATATTGGGGCTGACCCAACGAATAGTATTTGGGCTTGCCAGTTGAGAAAGATATGAATTTAGAGTTTATTATTTAATAAATATACATATAATCAAGTCAACTCATATTTGTGTGAATCAAGTGTGGAAAATAAAGGATTAGAAAATCAGACAGTAGAGGTCACGTTAAAGGTTAACAACGCTTTGATGGGAACGGGCTATAGTTTGACATCGCAGCCAGACTTCCATTTGACAGTTATGGATTTTTACAATTTAAAAAGCCCTGCCAGAAAATTTGATCTATTTTCAAGCAGTGTCTTTTTTATAGGTATTGGTTTGTTGTTTACAAGTGTAGGGCGCTATATTGCACAGCAGATGGGTTATGCAACCAAAATAGAGCCATACGAAGTGATTGCTGGCTTTGGTGCAATAGGGATTGCAATTATTTGTTATGCCATAGGCTCAATGCTACCCAACCCTAAGAAGGAATTGTTCAAAAAAATAGAAGAACACTTCGCAAGTAATCCGCCATCCAGATCAATTGTTAGAGCAAAGGATAACTAATGTATAGTCTTAAAAATATACCACCTGACTACAAGGCATTCCAGGCGCTAACTGTTTGTAGTAATAAGGTTTTAGGTGGTGGCTTCCCATTTTCTCTAGGTGATGGCTTGCCCTTATTGGTTGGAAACGGCCCTGGCCCTGTGATCTGGCTTCAAGCTGTAAAAAATGCAGACACAAGAGAATTAATACTGTTGGTGGATAGAAATGTCCCTACGGTAAAAGGAATTGAAGTCAATAAGCCTGAAGAAGGGGTAATTGAAGTTTTTAATGGCTCTACAAAAATATTAAGAGTTAAAAAAACAGGCTTGGATTCTGCTGTTATTTCAGCGCTAGACTTAAGGCCAATCGGCTTAAATATCACTGGAAACCAAGATGGCTTGAATATTGGTGGGTCATCTTTTTCTAAAAACACATTCCAAGGGGCAGAAGTTTTCATTGGTCTGGGGTAAAAACTAGTTTTATACAACCCACTTCGGTGGGTTTTTTAATGGGTGGAATTTATGATCAGCAACAACTATGTACCCGAATGGCATATCTCACCCTTTGAACATTCAAAATACACTCTAGTCCGCAACCAAGATCAATTCGATCTGCTATTTGATGATATGAGCGACACACAAGAGTTCATGCATTTGGGTGCAGGTGCTCAGGTTGATTATTACGATGGTGGCAAACACTGCATTGTTCAATTGGGCGATTGCAGTGAAAGAACATTGATTGAAATTCATGGCCTTTTGCTACATGAGGCTGTGCATATCTGGCAAAGAGTTAGAAAGCTCATGGGCGAGAAAAAGCCTAGCACCGAATTTGAAGCTTACTCAATACAGCGTATTGCTCAGGATCTATTTTCAATGTTTCAGGAGAGTGAAACTAATGGGATGGGAAGTACATGAAATCCATGACTCAGTTCATGTGATACCTCAAAGCGATTTAAAGCCACATGGTTTCAATCCTGATTGCAAGTGCGGTGTGAGATATGAAGATGGTATCTACGTTCATAATTCTTACGATGCGCGCGAATTAACTGAGAATCTACCGAGGTGCTAAATGGCATGGAAAAACAAACCGACTAATTTTGCGCTTGAAATAGAAAAAATTGGCGACGAGCATTTACGAAAAGTGAGTGTTGAGATGCTGCAACAGGTGATTGTCGGTAGTCCTGTAGATACTGGAGCATTCCGTGGCAATCATCGAATATCTGTGAATAGCCTAGACAATACATATGACCTATCTACAGCTGATAAAGGTGGTGGCGCAACACAGCAAGAGGGCAATCAAAAGATTCTTCAGGTTAAACTGGGCGACCTTGTTTATGTACAAAATAATTTGCCTTACGCGGTTGCACTAGAAAATGGACATAGCCAGCAAAGACCTTTGGGTATCTATTCAGTCGCCTTTATGAACGTATCGAGTAAATACAAATGATGACACTCACCCAAGCTGAAACAGCCATTCATCAAGAATTGGTGAGAATTGCCAAACTCGAAAATCTAATCGTTGAAATGGTAAATAAGCCACAAAGTCATGGCAAGCCCTTTGAGCCACCAAAAAATAAGGCTTGGAATAAGGTGTTTATTCAATACGCTGATAGCCAGATTGTAGGCATTGGTGATAAGCCATGTATTCGGGATCAGGGCATTATTTCAATTCAATGCTTTGCCCCAATTGGTAGCGGGCTAATTATGCTTTCCGAGTTGTGCGACACATGGCGAAAGTATCTGCAATCCTTTGGCGTATCTCATCTCGAAATATACAAAGTTCATGCACCACAAAGCATGGATGACCAAGATTTTTACGCAAAAATAATTAGAGCTGAGTTCCGAGTGAACTAGCTTAAACACTTAATCAAACCGTCCTTATTGGGCGGTTTTTTTATGCCTGTTTTTAGGCAAACCACTGGCTAGAACGACGGTTCGAAAAGCACGTTTCCATGTTCAACTTGCCTGCCAGTTTCTTTTTCTGAACATGGTCATATAAGAGGAAATCTTATGAACATGATGACAACATTAAATTTACGCGCCATGGTCTCAAATGAAAATGGCGAACCAAAGACAACCAGTTATGCAGTAGCGGAAGCATTCAAAAAACGACACTCTGATGTGCTTCGCTCTATAAAAAATATGAAATGCTCACAGAAATTTCGTGAACGCAATTTTGCGCTTTGCTTTGAAAACAATGACTTGCAGAATGGAAAGCCTAGAAAATTCTATCAAATGACTAAGGATGGCTGGATGTTTCTGGTGATGGGCTTTAATGGCGAGAAAGCAGATGCAGTAAAAGAGCAATTTATTGATGCCTTCAACTGGATGGCAAACCAATTAACCCAAGTTTTTCAATCTAAATGGGCGCGATATAACCATATTGTCGGTTATCGCAATAGTCGGAAGCAGCAAGTTAGCTGTTCGGCTAGAGATATGAATGCGTGGAAACAAGAAAAGCATCCACTTGATGATGAAATAGCGCAACTGGAAAGCGAGTTACAGCCATCGTTGCCATTTTTCCAATCATCTTGATCAGATTTTAAATCTAACCAAAACCACCGCCTACCTGGCGGTTTTTTATTGCCTAAAATTAAGGAGCACACTATGTCATCCAAAGGCACTGATGTAGTTATCTACATTGCAAAAGAAGAGTCACCTAATGTTTTGCCTGCAGTGCCTGTCTGGCATACGTTGCGTCGAAACTCTGACTCATTAAAGAAAACCGTTTCGCTTGCCGAATCTGATGAAATTGTAGATTCTCGTTTTGATCAAGGTTCAGTAGCAACTTCTGGTGAAGCGACTGGCACCATTGAGTATGAACTATCGGCTTTAAGCCAAGATATTCTGCTTGAAGGTGCAGCCGGTAATATATTTGTAGAAGATGGTGTAACAGGTGTAGCCACTCTTGAAATTGGTGGCATGGAATTAGATACCTTTACCATTGTAAAGCATGATAAAAAACTAAACTTTATTCAGGTGTTCTCAGGTGCTCGTATCGGTGAATTAACCATTCAAGGCGACACCGAAGGCAAAATCACAGGCTCTGCAACAATTAGCGCTACAGGCTATGCAAATCCAGCAGTAAGCCCTGTAACTGCTCCACTTGCTGCACCTGATACACCATTCATGTCATCTATCAATGTGAATACATTCAAGATCAATGGTGTGAGTACGGTGGGCACTGCGTGTGCTGAATCCTTCAGTATTACGATTAATAACAACCTGACAGCTCGCCCATGTTTAGGAAATCAAAGCATCATTCCAAACCGCTACACTGAAGGTAAAGTGAATATTGGTCTTAGTGCAACAGTAGTCCTAACCGAGCAATCTAAAGCCTGGATTCCATACGTTGAATCGCGTGAAACCATGACTGCGGAAATTGGTATTGAAGATACTCAAGGCAATGCTTACGGGTTCCATTTCCCTAAATTGGAACTCGATAATGATGGCATGTCAGATACCAATGCGACCGATGACCACACGCTGGCTTTAGAGTTTAAGCAGGTCAAAGTGGCACCAACCATCACACGTTCAGTTGCATAACCATAGCCGCCCTCGGGCGGTTCTCTTTTGGAAGATCAAACATGGCTTTAAAAGTAGCAATCCAACAAAGTAAAGAAGTCGCGCTTTGGAAAGAATATAAGGATGGCAAAGGCAATGTATTGGCAGAGTTCAAGATTCGCGGCTCTGACTACAAGGCATATCGGGTAGCGGTTGAGCGTGCGCAGAATCAGTTGTCATCGAAGGGTTATGATGTAGCAACTGCGGGTAGTGAAGATAAGTTGTATCACGAGCTTTTATTAGAAGCTGCTGCATGTCATTTGGTGGCTGATTGGAAAGGCGTGGTCTTTGTTGAAAATGACAAAGAAATTGAGCCAGAATGCTCACCTGAGAACGCAACCAAGCTTTTCAACATGGGTGACATTGGTGTAGCGATTTGGGCATTTGTGAAAGCGCAGTCTGACCAGATCCAAGCCGAAGCAAACAGCTATCGAGATGAAGTATTGGGAAAGTCCGAGAACTCTACCGATACCTCAACCAGTTTGCTGGACTCAGCGAGTACCAAATAAAGTTGCGTGAAAAGCAGGGGCATGAATTACCCGATTCACCTGAATACTCATACACAGCCAACGCCTTAATTGAAGCCTACAATGTCATTTCACGATCACGCAGATATGAGCAAGGCGCACCGTTAGCCCTGAGTATTGCCGATTTGAATGCCTATTGTGAGCAGTATGAATTGCCAGTAGAGCGCTACATTTTTAATGCAGTCATCTTTGATCTGGATAACCAGTTTATTGATAAGGCGTATAAGAAGATGAGTAAGAAATCAGCGTGAGTTGGTTTCTTGCTTAAGACGATGCTATAGCAAGGCTTAGCGTCATTATTAGGCGCTAGACGACGTTTTGAGGTTTAACGAAACTTGACAAGATGACGTAAACAGTTTGTTGACGATGTAATTAGTACAGGATACTATACCAATAACAACCCTCTTATCATTTGATAAAAGGGTGTTTTTGTCTAAGGAGTTTCCTTATGAATTTCTCATTTGGGTTTGGAAATAAGAAACAACAAGAAAAACTTAATGAATCCGCAAAAGGGTTGGGCGAAGCAATAGAGTCCTTTCAAAAAGCTATGCAAGATGGCTTGACTCAGTATAATGAAACAAGAAAAAAGGCTGAAGGGCAGATCAATAGTGGCGCAAGAATTACAAAGCATCGAATCAATCTTTGATTTCTTTTATTTAGACAATACAAAAATTAAATCATTCTATGCTCAGTTAACTGGTAATGGAGCTTTAGCTTCTTTTAAAAACACCAGCAATATCACAGATATTCGTAAGTTAGAAGCAGGAGTGGGAATCCCCACAGTAGCCAATGGCAAGGTGGCCACAGATCATTCAGCGAGTCTTGGTGCTGAACATCAATATGATGCAACACATACAATGCCTCGGGAAATGATAAATCGCCTTGATGAGCTAGGATTCATTCACCGAGAATTAGATGCAAGTCAACTTGGGAGTCTTGTATTGCTAGAAGGGCGATTAAGTGTAGTTGATGTTTCTGTTATTAAAGAATTTATGGAGCCTGCGGCGGATTTCATGGTTGGCGCCATGCCAAGCATTACTGATTCGCACAAAAAAAAGAAAGCAGAGATGACGAAAGCTCTAAAGCCAGCACTTAAATTCATCCAGGAAGTGCCCTATGCATTGGAGGGTAAGTTGCTGGTGGAAACGGGTGAGTTCCGTGAAGATGGCGTGCCTTTATGCACCGAGGTCTGGATGACCTTAAGCCGCAATGAAATGTCTAATGCTGGTTTGGATATAAATTTTAAACATGGGGAGTTTATGTCTGGAGAGTGGTATGTATTGGGCGTTTTAGATGCAATACCATTTGATGATTTTACATACTATACTGATCAGAATGAGATTAAGAGTCTTGTTACTCAGACAATGACAATGCTCAAAGAGCAATTTGGTAGACCAAGTGTTGCTTTTGGCATGACGCCTATTGCAATATTTAGAGTGTTAAGACCAGCATTGAAAATAGCTGACCAGTAAAACAAAACCACTCTTCGGAGTGGTTTTTTAATGTCAAAAGAAAAGCACCCTAAGGTGCTTTTTTTATACCAACATCTTCGAGAGGTTAGCAAATCATTCGTAGATCAAACAAAGCCCATCTTAAAAACAACCCTTCCAATTACATTTATGTAATCCGGACTAACTTCAAATGAAGGAAAGGTATTGTTGAGTGCAGAGAGATTCAACATTCCATTTGGTTGTTTAAAGCATTGCTTAAAGGCTGATTCTTCACCAGTAGATAAAATGTAAAGGAGACCGTCTTCAATACTATCTTGAAAGGAATCTACAAAAATTAAGTCACCATCTTTGTAATCAGGGTACATAGAAAGCCCCATGACTTTCATAGCAAATAAGCCTTCTGGTGATTTTCGGTTCAATGTGTTGGAGTCAATATAGATGTGTGAGTCAAATTCCATAAACTCAGATTTTATTGTAAGTACTTCCATCCAAGAAACTAGCGGTATTTTGAGTATAGAGGGTGCGTTATTTTGGGTGCTTATAGGCTGTAAGCAAAATACCTCATCGGATACACCTAAAGCATCCAGAATCTTAAAATAGGTTGATTGGCGTGGCTTAGATGTGCCAACTTCATAATCAGAGACTTGCTTACCTGAAATGCCAATAAGTTTTGCTAGTTCAGCCTGAGAAAGGTTGTTTTTAGCTCTAAAAAATTTTAAGCGCGCAGGAAAGTCTTGAATCATGCTTATTAAACCTATTGACAGTTAGTAAAACTTATAATAACTTATAAAAACACCGGGAAATAACTAAGGAGTTATAAGAGATGTACACTTGTTCATATGATGACGAATTGGCAGATATTGTCAAGGCTGCTGCAAAACGTGAAAACCGCACATATCGCGGTCAATTTAACCATTATTTAAAACTAATTCTTCAACAAGAAGGTCTTCTGGAAAATCCAGACAATAAAAAAGCAGATTGCACTCGCCAAAGTAATCAATCTGCTTCTATTCAATCCCACGTCTAAGGAATCAAACCTATGTCTAATCTAACACAAAATCTAGTAAATCCAAATGCTCAGCCATTAGTTATTGGTGATTTCTCAATTCGCCAAGATGAAGATGGACGCTATTGCTTGAATGATCTGCACAAGGCGAGTGGCGGCCTTGAAAAACACAAGCCCACACGCTTTATTAGAAACAAACAAACTCAAGAATTGGTCTCTGAAATTGAGTCAGAAGATAACCAAAGACCAAATTTGGTCTTCGCTGTTAAGGCGCTTCATGGTGGGCCAAGCTCAGGAACTTATGTTGTAGAAGATTTAGTCTACTCATACGCAATGTGGATTTCTGCAAAGTTTCATTTGATTGTGATTCGTGCATACCGCGCTCAGGTAGCAAAACTTTTCTCGAAGAAATCTGATCAATCTCAGGTTGAAAGCAAGACCACTAAGAAAGAACGCGTTCCCTTAAAAGATGCTGTAAATATGCTGGTAGGTAAGGCTAAGTTCTTGAACTACTCAGATGCATACAAGCTTGTTCACCAGCGCTTTAATGTGGAGCATATTGAGGATATACCTCAAGAGCAGATTCCTTCAGCGGTAGAGTACGTTCATTGCTTGCTTGGCGAATATATCCCAAGAGAAGAGGTTAAAGAACAAAAGGTGCTACCTTACCCTCAAGAGGTGGTGCAGGTAGCTCAGCAGATCAGCAACGAGTTCAATAACTCTAGGTATGATTCTTGGCATGTGAGTGCTCGTAATGGTGTATTGACCGCAATGCCACTACCACCGGGCTTTTACCCAACAATGGATATTGCTGAGTTCACTAAGCGTTTTGATAGTGTGCTGGATTTGCTGTATGGAACAGATACATTGCGAGTGGGTCGGCATTTCTTGAGAGAGCGAAATAGCAAATAAACAAGACCACCCTTCGGGGTGGTTTTTTTATACCGGAATTAGTATCTTATGATTTCTTATAAGAGGGTATTCACATGAAAAAAATAGTAATGATTGGGGTGTTAGGTGGCTTTATATCTTCTGCATTTGCAAACACAGACTTGCCATTGATAAAGGTGAATTGCGATGATGTTAAATTAAGCCTTAATACAGTTATTGAAAATAAACTTAATTTCGGTGCCTATTGGAATGACCCAGGGGTTTTTCCTGATCCTCCAAAATACACAGAAATTGGCGACTCCATAAGAAGCAAAAATAAAAAGTTTAAGATTCAGTGTCCTGATTTTTCTGCCTCCTATGATGGAAATATGGCAGAAGTACGAAGCAACAGTTACAGCAATGTGCTCGCTAAGTTTAGCCGGTTTGATCTTGAGCCACACCTATACAGCATTAGCGGCTATAAATATCCAAATATCAAACAAGGGTTTTTTAATAGTAGCTATTCTATAAATCTAAATAATTTCACCTTAAAAACAGGAATTTATGAATTAAATGAAGGTGAAGACTTTAGTGATAACTTAGCAAAAACTCTTTCGGTAAAGAAGGATTCCATTATTGGCTACAAAGTGGATGGTGGGGAGTTAAAGCCACTCTTGTATGACCGCAAGGTTTCTTTATATCAGGATGAATTTAAAGGAGCCAAAACAATAGATATTTTTCACAAAATATCCAGTAGCAATATTGGCGTTGCAATCCAAAGAGTATTTATTGATAAGGAAAATGGAATACTAAGAATTTATAGTAAGGCTCCGTTCCCGACCAAATAGATTATTCAAATGAAGTGCTTAAACGCGCTTATCTCAATCGACAAATAAAGCTTGCATCTTGCGGGCTTTTTTTATGCCTACAGGAAAGTGAAATGGCTCAAGAATCTGTATTAAGAATCGTAATCGACTCAAGAAATGCTGAAAGAAATGCGCGTGCGGTTGCTGGGGAGCTGGAAAACCTAACCAAAAAAGGTGATCAAGCTGAAACCCAAATGACTGCAATGAGTGCTTCGATTAAAAGCCTTGTGGGTTATATGGGGGGAATTCTAACTATCAACAAGGCCATTGCTATGGCTGATGGTTATACGCAAATGGCTGCACGTATTCGTAATGCAACTTCTAGTGCAGAAGAATATGCAATGGTGCAGGATCGTGTACTTGCTACAGCAAATACTACCTACCGTCAATTGGGTGAAGCTCAGGAAGTCTACTTGAGTATGGCTGGCGGCATGAAGTCACTCGGTTATCAAACTACGCAGACGCTTGATTTGGTTGATTCGCTCTCTTTTAGTTTTACTCATAATGCTACACGAACAGACCAAGCACAATCAGCAATGGACTCCCTGTCTAAATCAATGGCAAAAGGCAAGATCGACGCAGATGCATGGATTTCGATTGTGACAGGTGCGGATAATGTTATTGCTGACATGGCAAAAACTACTGGCAAATCAGAAGCTGAAATTCGAAAATTAGGTGCTGAAGGTAAAGCATCTTTAAGCGACTTGATTAAGACACTGATTGCCACTCGTGATGAAAATGAAAAGCTTGCCAATAATATGGAAAACAGCTTGGCAGATGGTTTTACCAAGTTATCCAATGAAGTGACTGTTTATCTAGGTAAGGCTAACGAGGCAACTAGTGCCACAGGAATGCTGGCAGGCGGTCTAAGTAGCTTGGCTGATAACCTCGAGGCTGTAGCGAATACTGGTGCTGTTCTTGGAATTGGCTATGTAACATCAGCCTTATTAACCAAGGGGGCAGCGGTAAAAGCAGGATTAGCCCTAAGCGCCCAAAGAAAAATAGCGGATCAGGCTGAATTGGTATCACAAACCCAACTTACAGCAGCAGAAGTTAGAAGAACGGCCTCTATCGCTCAATACACTCAAATGCAATTGGCGGACGCCAGAGCAACAGCTGCGCGCATGACTGGTATGCAACGTCTAGCTTATGTTCAATCAACAGTTATTCCGCTTGAGATAAAAGCTACACAAGCCACAGCAGCACATACAGCAGCAACCAATATTGATACGGCTGCTCAGGAGCTAAATAACAAAGTTCGTTCCCGTGGTGCTATGTTGCTTGGCATTTTAGGTGGTCCAATAGGTGCAATTACAACTGGTGTGATGGCATTGGCAGCAGGCTATGCTTACATGAGCCACCGCACAGCCGAAGCCAATTCAAAGCTTGAGGAACAAGGCAAAGTTGCAGAAAAAACCAGTGCCGAGCTTCAAAAACTTACTGGCAATGACAAGAAGAATGCCGTTTCAGATTTAACAGCAGCTTTTAGCGCGCAAAATGAAACTTTGGCGAAATCTAAAGAAGTTGTAGACGCTGTTCTATTTTCTATCCGCGCTTCAGCTGTTGAAAATGAAAAAGCTCGAAAGGTTGCTGAAGATGCTCGGAATGGACTGATTAGTTATAACGATGCTATTCGCATGCTTAATGAGATGGATATTCGTCCAGATCTATATGAGATGCTCAAGAAACAAGCCAAGGAATATGATGCAAATTCCATAAAGGCTGGCAACTCTCAAAAAGCATTAAAAGCACTTGATGTTGAGGTTAAGCTATCAGGAAATTCATTTCAAAATGCTGTTAATCAAATTGATAAGCATAGCGAGGCGCTCGATAAGAACAAGACTGCTGCTCAAAAGGCTGCTGAAGGCTTAGAGGCAGTAAAAAAGTCCTTATTTGACCGTGAGTATGAAGCTTACTTAACCAAGGCCTTACTGGCTAAGGGTTATTCTGAAGATCAAGTGCGAGTGATGATTGATACTGCCAACTTTGCGCGTAAAGAAGGTATTCAGCTCACCAATGAGATGTATCAGGCAGCGTTGAAAGTCGTAAATATCGAAGATCAAAACAAGAAAGTTATTGATTCTCGCAATGCAGCTGAAAGAAAGCTCACCCAGGAGAAAGAAAAGCAGTTAAAGCTTGGTCAAAGATTAATTGGCATTTCTGGAAACTCGGGTATTGGTACTGGTGCGCATCTTGATGTTCGCTATGGTGGTTCGCGGGATGGGCAAAAAGTATCAAAAGAGCATTTGGCTAGGTTGGAGGCGGGAGGTAAATCACTTTCAAATTACCGAGTTTCTTCTGACTATGGAAATAGAAAAGCTCCTACAAAGGGAGCCTCTTCTTTTCACAAGGGTATTGATTTTGCAATGCCTGTCGGCACACCAATTACCACGAAAGTTGCTGTCAAAGACATAAAAACAGCTTACGACTCAAAAGGCGGTGGCTATTACAGCACAGTTACTTTTGAGGATGGTGTGGTGCTCAAGTTATTGCACCAATCTCCTTCCATGATGGGTAAAGTGAAAGGCGGAGCTAGTGACGGAACTCTAAAGTCGAATCAAGATATTGAGAAGCAGGCAGAGCAACAGGCTAATACACAGTTGCAGCTGCAAATGGCGGTAGCGACTGAAAGAAAGCGCATTGAGACCCAGCTTCAGGAGGATATTAAGGAGATCAATAAGGCTGGCTTCTCACCAGAAGAAACCAAGCGCCTTACTGCTGAATACCAATCCCGAGCTGACAATGATATTGCAATTGCACAACAGGCTCTTAAAACCAAGCTTGATGATTACGGTGCATTCAAAAAGACTGAATCTCAATTATTGGAGGATAGTTTTAATGAGCGAAAATTCTATGCTTCGCGTGATTTAGAGCTAACCAAAGAGCAGCGAGATAAGGCGGTTGCTTTACTTGATGAGCAGTTGAAGCAGGAGCAAGCATTGCTGATGTTGGCTCAGGAAACTCGCTTATTCCAAGCTCAGCAATCCTACATGCATGAAATTGATGTGATGCGTGAAAGATATAGACTTGAGATGCTGGAAATAGCAAAAATCGCAGATCTTAGAGAACGTGCAGCTCTTGGGGAGGCAGCAGCAGCTAGATACGCTGATGATTACGACAAAAAAAGAAAGGCCGCTCAAGATAATTCAGACTCGTTAATCGCCGACCTAACAGGTCAGGGTGAATTGCATGCACTACAAAAACAAATGGCCGACCGCGAGGCTGTTTTGGATGAAGCTAGAAAATATGGAATCCTAAAAGAGGAGGAGTATAAAGCTGCACTACTTAAGGTTGAGGAGGATTATCAAAGAGCTAAGCTCGACTTAAATCTTTCTAACGTTGAATCCATTGCAGGTTCGATGGGGGGGATGTTTAAAACAATGATGGGCGAGCAGTCTGCTGCTTATCGAGCAATGCTGGTTGTTGAAAAAGCCGCCGCAATTGCACGATCAATTATGGCGATTCAGACAGGTATTGCTCAGGCTTCATCATTGCCATTCCCTACTAACTTAGGGGCCATGGCTACCGTCGCGGCGCAAACAGCATCCATTGTTGGAAATATTAAGGCTGTCTCGGATGGCTTTGCCAACGGTGGCTACACCGGCCATGGTGGAAAGTATGAGCCAGCAGGTGTCGTCCATAAAGGCGAAGGTGTTTTAACTCAAGAAGAAGTTAAAGCATTGGGTGGCCCACAAGGCTTTGAGGATTTGCGAAAGTCTATTCGTCGAGGCTACTCGGCAGGTGGATTGGTTGCAGATACTCATCGTGTTGGCATGGGTGCCGTGAGTGCGATTAATTCGGGGAGGGGTTCTGGTGATAAAGCCACAATGGTTCAGCCTATTGTGAATGTTCATACATTACCAGGTGAAACCGCTGATACGTCTTGGAATAACGGTCAATTGGATGTGCGTATTCGTAAGATTACTAGAGAAACCATTAATAGTGATGCTAACGATCCGAATAGTGGATTTAGCAAGGCGATGAAGCGCAACTTCACTGTAAGCACTAGACGTTTGTAATATTAACTTCACTGGTTATTTTGATGGGGGTTTGATAAGTTGAATATGCTTAAAAAAACCTTCACGAGAATAATATGAGTAGAAATAACACAAACCAACTTCTTAAAGACCTTTGTTTAATGGTGGAGCAGGATAATTCTGACCCAATCCATATAGCAGTTGTGGCTGGCGGGCAACTTGTCACCGGGAGGGTAATTACCGAGGATGAATTTTTTTCACTTAGCGATAATATTGCACTGCAAAAACACTTTAATGAAGAAATAAAGCTAAAGCGACAAGCCCTAATGGAGGCTCGTGAGGATATGGTGGGTGAGGAATTCCCTGAAGAACTTAGGGAATGGTTCATTTACCTTGATGATGCGTGCTACATCTCGGGTGGAATTCCCGTTCCTGCGATGGGAATTAGTATGCAAATTAGAGTATCTGATATTTCTATATTCACATATCGAGGGCTTAAGGCTTAACTCAAATTACATAAACAAAGACCCACTTCGGTGGGTTTTTTAATGGGTAAAATTTATGAACAGTTTTGCATTATGCCCGTTACAAGCCGGGTATTCCTTTTCACCTGGCAACAATATGTTGGAGCAGCAACTTCTTGGTGGGTTCGCCCGTCAGCGAAGAATGTTTGTAAATAACGTGCATGTGGTCAATGTGTCTGTACTGCTTAAAACCAAAACCCATGCACAGTATTTCTGGGCATTCTGGCGATTACATACGCTCGACCCAAAGCCATTTTTGTGGCGACTGATAACTGACTCGGCCGAAGCTCAGGATCATACCTGTCAGTTTGTGGCTAATTCCATATCAGTCGGTGAGCGTAATGGCGTGGCTTATAACGTATCTTTTCAGGTGCGATGCAAGCCGCTGAATAATGGTGATCTGGCCTTTGATCAGCAGATTATCGACCTATGGGAATCAGGCAGTCCATTTGAGATGCTGAATCTACTTGAGAAGCTGGTGAATGAAAGCTTCCCGGATGCCTTGGGGGTGTGATGATTACAGTTGATGATATTAAAGACTTTCATCTGGATAGTGCGGCCAGTGTTGTTTTACTGGAAACACTGGAGATCAGTCATTTACTTTGGCCTAATCCAATTCGACTTGTGACCAATCACCCAGATGGTGTGTCTGTCACTTTGGAGAATGGTCAGTCAGCCACGTTTGAATTTATCCCGGTGATGATTCAGCGTGGCAATACCTCTGATGACCTGGATCAATCCCTGAAAATTACAGTGGGGGATTTGGGTGAAGTGGTGCCACCGTTGATCAAGTTGATTGAAGATGCATCGAGTGACGAAAAGCCACAGGTAATTTATCGCTCGTTTGCTTTTGATGCCGCCTCCATGGTGCTTACCAAAGCCACACCGATTGAATTGATCCGTGGTCTGCATGTGGCACAAATGAATCAGGATCATCAAGCTACGACATTTGAAGCCGCAACTTCTGGGAAAAATAGCGTGAAGACGGGCCGAACCTATAACTTCAAAGACCACCCAGACCTGAGAGGATTGATATGAAAAGTGTTGATGCTCTGCTGGACCGGCAATACGACCCTAAAAAATACCATTGTGTCCATTTCCTGATTGAAGCAGCACAGTATCTCTTTGAAAAAGATTATTCAGAAAGCTTTCTTGGTTTGACCGGTGATCTAAAGCAAAGCATTCAAACTTCGCGTGATACCACAATCAAAAACAAAAGGATCGAGAGGCCGAAAGACGGCTGCATTGTCTTGATGACCAATCTTTTAAATAGCTCCCATGTGGGGCTTTTTTATTGCGGTCGTGTTTTGCACCTATCCGAAATCGGTGTGCATTTTCAGGAACTTCGGTCTCTAGAGCGAAATTATTCAAGGTTTAGATTTTATGAAGCTTCGTATTTATCCCAATGAGCTTGACCCGACTGAATTTAATGAAAAAGAGTATGAGTGCCTACTTAAAGACTGGATGAATATTCGAGAAGAATACCCGGAAGCTCGACTGTATAAAGACAGCATTTGCGCCCAAAACGATGTAACGCCAAAAACCAAAGAAGAAGCTTTGCGGCTTCTTCATGCCGATGGTGATTATTTTGTGCTTTGCCATGCTGGTACGCCTTTTGAAATATTCCTGGTTGTGGTAACCGTGCTATCAGCAGCACTGGCAATTTACACCTACATGAATATGCCTGAGATTCCCGATCAGGCATCAGGGTCTGGCAACAACAGTTTGGCCTCGCGCCAGAATAAGCACCGCACCAGTGAGCGCGTTCCCGATATATATGGGAATGTAAAATCCATCCCGGATCTGATAGCACCTTTGTACCGCTACTACGCAGACAATGTGCAGGTTGAAGAAGCATTACTTTCGATTGGCACCGGATATTTTGAAATAGATTCTGACCAAATCAAAGAAGGTGAAACTCCGATCAATACAATTGAAGGGGCGAGTTTAAGTGTTTATGAGCCAAATACACTAACCACTGGAACCGCACAGATTCAGATTGGCGAAGCATTTGCGGATCTACCTATTGTAGCCAAGCAGGTGAGTTCGGTTGATGGAAAGCAGAAACTGATTTCGCCAAATAACGCCATGAAAGTTTATAAAGGTGTAAGTTTTAACGGGAATACGGTTTCTGTTTCAGGGTCAACTGTGCAAGGGAAACTAGATAAGTATTCCTGGGATAGCATCACAGCGGCATTCTTGTATCAATCTCAGAATGCATACGCTGACTTTAATGACCACTTTGTCAATGGTGAGCAGATCATTATTGAAAATGCGATTTATGGCTCGGCACCCAATTCCAATATTTCAGGCACCACGGATGTTTCGGCCGCTGGTATTTTAACAATTGCATCTTCTGTAAATATCAGTGATCCAGATAGCTATAAGAAAATTCGCATATCCTCGCTCACGATTGATGATCCTGTAGAAGGACAATTAAATTTAGCGGGGGAATATTCTGTTTCCAGCATCACCAAGACTGGTTCAACTGGAGCATGGTTCTATGAAGTTGAATTGGCATCCAGTTATATGGAGACCAATATTAATTTTGGCCGAATGTCAGCGGATGGTACCGGTATTTTGTCTGCTGTCTTGACAGATCATGATGAGAATATCGATCTAAGTGGCACATACACCATTTCATCGGTCTCGGCCAACGATATCACCTTGGTGAATCCTGCGTCAGTCAATCCGGACTGGCTTCTTTTATCGAGCCTTACACAGCAGCAGATTGCAGATATGCTTGGGCGGAGCATCACATTCAAAGGCACAAGCGAAAACTTTATTGGTTGGTACTATGCTGGAAATAAAGACACCGAAGGGATGATGCTGAACTTTTTGGCGGCCAACGGCATTTATGAGGGGGATCGAGCCAAGCAGGTTGCTATTGAAGTCCATTACCAGCAGGTGGTTGATGGTGTGCCGACTGGACAAATCTACAAAACAGGTATATCCATGCAAGGCAAGGCCAACAACCGTGACCAAGTGGGGGCAACGGTACGTGAGGCATTACCGTTTACCGGTCAATTCCGTTTCCGTGCCAAGCGCATCAATGATAATGGCAGCAGTGCAAATCTGATTGATGATGTGGTATTTGAAAGTGCTTATAGCTTTTATGAAACGAAAAAACTGGCTTATGAATACGATACGACGATCAGGTTGAAAAGGCTTGCTATTGGATCTGGGACCAATGCTTCAGAACTTAATCTGCCAGTAACTCGAAAGCTTTATTCATATCGTGATGGCATCCAGTCTGCTGAGCGTATCCCAACAAGCAACTTCGCAGACATCATTATCAATATGGCCCTCGATCCATTCATTGGGCGATTCGATATATCGGAAATTGATGTTCAGTCGTTGTATGAAGTGTCAGATGAAATGGAAGCTTATTTCGGCACACCTAAAGCATGTGAGTTTAATTACACTTTTGACAACAAGAACAGTAGTTATCAAGAGATGGCCTTTGCTGTTGCTGAAGCGGTTTTCTGTACTGCACGCCGAGAGAACGGCAAACACTTTTTCACTTTTGAGAAAGAAACCCCAAACTCTTTGATTTTATTCAATCACCGGAATATTAAGCCGGAAAGCCTCACTAAAACCAATCTGTTTGGCGCACCAGATGAGTATGAAGGTATTGAATTTAAGTGGCGTGATGCAAATGATGATTATGCTGAAGCAGTAATTAAGCTGCCACACGATGGCTTAGCCAACTACAAAACCATTGAAAGCAATGGTGTGACCAATGCTATTCAGGCGCATCTTTTAGCACATCGAGCATGGAATAAAATGCAGTTCAATCGCAAGACAATTGAATTTACCGCATACGGTGAAGCTGATCTGGTGACACGTAATGACCGCATTGCTATCGTTGATGATGTCTTCAAGATGCTTGGTAGTGGTGAAATTGAATCTCAAAACAATACAGTCTTAACACTAGACAATCCTATCAATCTGGAGGCTGGAGAAAGCTATGTTATTCACTTGCAGCTCAAAGATGGTTCGGTTGATGTGATTAATATTGTTAATCAACTTGACGAAAATCGGGTGGAGTTAGCGCGAATACCGCTCATGCCGCTAGTTATAGATAAAGTGGTAAATGCTACATACAGCATCACTAAAGCCAATGATCAGGAAAGCGAGGCATATTTAATTCAGGAGAAATCCCCGAGCGCCACCTTTGAAACGGGGATATCTGCGATCAAGTATGACACCCGCTACTACAGTAACGATAAAGACCACATTAATAATTTGATTTAACAGCCACCTTCGGGTGGTTTTTTAATGCCGGAGAGAAACATGGCTGACCAACCAGTTACAAGAGAAAAGCTCATTAATGCTGATAAGGATGTCGAAAATTTAGGGAAGGCGGTAAATGAAGAAGCGGTTGTAACGCCTCGATACGGCAATCCTTATAAGTCAGCGCCCTTAACCATTAAGGAGTTGCAGCAAAAAGCCGACCAAGTAGTTGCTCAAGGTTTTTATCAGGGCTACGCCACCGAAGCATTACTTCTTGCCGCTAAACCCGCTGTTGCTGAAATGCGCGCGCGTGCCGATGACACACGTAAAATTTGGCGTTGGAATCGTACTAGCGCTGAAGGAGTAACTCCTGTTACGGGTACTTGGACTGATACTGGTTTGAGTGATTTAGATCAAGCGAAGGGTTATACAGACACAAAAACCAAGAAGCTCGAAGATTTTAAAGATGAGAGTAAATATGCATTTTCCCTTTCAGATAAAAACGGCAATGTGGCGCTTGGGATTAAAAGTGATGGAACAGTTGCAACAGATGATCTCGAAACCAATAAGCTAAATCTACCTCAGGCGACAACAGGAAAAAGTGAATACGCATGGGCAATATCCGATGCATCTGGTAATACACCCTTAGCAGTGACACCTGATGGGGTGACTCAGGCCGCAGTGATTGAAACCAAGGAACTTAAAGTCAATGGAAAAGATATTACCGAAATTGTAGGCCAAATTAAAAAAGTGGGGAATTATGCCTACAACGTAGTCCACTTTGAAATCTTCGGGCAGTCACTATCACAAGGGGCATACTCCACTCCCATTCTAACAACGAGCCAGAAACACGATAGCATCATGTTTTCAGGTGGTATTCGACCTCAACATCCATCTTATGATGTTCCTAATTTCTATGCTGATTTTATCCCACTGGTTGAAGCCGCAGACATAAGTGGATATGTAGGATATGAAACACCTCTAGGCGGTGCTACGGATGCTGTGAAGCAACTCATTCAGAATGAAAATGGTATTACCTTTGATAAGCAAAAATATCAGTTGCTTGGGACTGCGTGTGGTGAGGGAGGTATGTCTATCAACTCCCTGTCTACAACTTATCTGAATAACAATCTAAAGCCCGCTATCACAAATGCCTTTAATTTATGCCAATCAAAAGGGCTTACTTATGGGATGCCGCTAATGGGGTGGGTGCAAGGTGAAGAAGATAACAAGCCTGGAAATAATGTGACTATCCAGCAGTACAAGGATCGTTTACAAAATCTAATTGGACTGGTTGATGCTCATTTAAAAACACTGGATTCAAGCTTGTATTTGGATGGTGTAATTACAACCCAGCTTTGTTCTTTCAAAACATCCGGTCGCATTGAGCCACACATTGAATTAGCAATTTATCAGGCTGCCACCGCTCCAAATACTAATGTACATCTAGCTTGCCCGCTTTATATTTTTGACTACAAAGATGGTTATCACATTGACGGGCCATCCTCAAAGTGGATGGGTGCATATATCGGATTAGTACATAAGCGCGTATTGGTTGATGGTCAGGATTGGAAGCCAGTACATCCGATTTCACACGTAAAACAAGGCGCAATTCTAGAAGTTAAATTTCATGTTCCTGTTCAACCGCTTGTTTTCGATACGTCGCATATCGCACTGAATACAAACTACGGATTTAGTCTTGTTGATAGCTCAAATAACGCAATTGCAATCAGCTCTGTATCAACAACTCAAGGTGATGCGGTGAAAATTATTGCAGCAACTCCGATTCCAGCAGGGTCTAAATTGCGCTACGCATGGACACCATCAGCATCGCCGAACCGGACAACGGGGCCGCGAGGTAATCTTCGTGATTCGCAGGGTAATGATTTAATTTTCGATCCAACCGGCATTAACAAACCAATGCACAACTGGTGTCCAATTTTTGAATATGAGGTAATTTAACATGGGTTTAAATATTGAAATTAAGAACGTCACATTTACGAAAAAAATTGCGTCGCTAATGCCGGTATCTGAAAATTTAATTGGTTATTGGGCTTTTGATGGAACACTGGCTGAAAGCATAAAAAATAGAATATCTGGTATTAGTGGGACGCTTGTGGGTGCTCCAACGGTGTCAGGAGGAAAGATAAATACTGACAGGGCTAATGGTTTTATCACGGATATCACGATTTCAGGAGAAAAAACCTTTATAACGGTTGCAAAAACCACAACTTCGGCACTCCTGGTCAGCTCTAGAAACTATGATGCGGATGTAACTACCACCACCAGTGAAGGTATAGCAGTTTTTAATTCGCGACCAATGATTCAGCTTGACGGTGCAAGTAAGCCCCAATCAGCTAACCTAATGGATCTTACTAAAATTCACTTTATTGCGGGATCGCTCGGATCAAACTCTAACAGCTTATTTGTGTCAGCAGGTGGGGTTCTAGTAGAAGAAGCCGCAACTCATACCGGAAATCTGACCGATACTGCACCATTGCGTATCGGTGGATGGGGTGTTAATAGTACAGCGCTTGTTGGATCGGCAGAAGTTTATGCGGCACTTGTTTATAATAAGAAGTTAAGCGCCTCAGAGGCTCAGTCAGTTTTTAATTATTTCAAAACAAGACTAAGCCCTACAGTGATTGATTAAACCAAACCCACCACTAACCCCGACCTTTAATTAGATCGGGGTTTTTTATTACCAAAATTCAGGGGGCACAATGTCAAATGACCCACCATCAGAGCCGAAAGGCTCTTTTTTATTGCCAATTTTATAGGGGGGTATATGGCTAAAGGGGATGTATATGGACTTTCTTAGTCAGGTATTGGAAAGCATAAAGAACCATTCACACATCCTTTTCACAGGTGTGCTGGGCGCAACTTTTGGCTTTCTATTAAGCAAGGAGCCAACTCGGGATCGCTGGATAGGATTCTTTGCTGGTTTTATTTTATGTGTGGTCTTTGCTAAACCGGCAAGTTTATTTCTTGCTAGCGGAAATTACCCGGAATTATTTGGCTTCATTCTGGGTGCTGCTGGTAAAAGTACAGCTGAAGCATTGCTGAGTTTGGCTCGATCAAGAGTTCTTGGTTTAGTCAAAAAGGAGAATGAAGATGCTGCTAATCATAAGTAAGACGGCATTGGTGTTGTTTATAGTTTCATTTGCAATCATGGTGTTCCATCCAAAAATTAGACTACCAAAGCACATCGATTTTCTTTTGATGCTGTCAATTATTTTTGGGGTAGCACTCTTTGTAAAGGACGACTACTCACCAAGTCCGGCCGGCACGCTTTTCTACACCACAGTAAGCATTGTATTTGTACTTTTCACCCGACAGCTTTATATCTGGGGGAAGGAGGGTGCACGTCCTAAATTTTTTAATACGGATAAAGATGATGAACACCACTCAAATTAAAAAACTCCAAAAAACAGTAGGTGTGCACGATGACGGCATTATTGGCCGTGGCACTTTGACTGCAGTATTCAAAAAATTAGGTGCCAGTCAAGCGCGCGCTGAAGAACTTGGTCTTGCTGCCAATGTTCACATGCGGACCTATGGCATTCTGGACAACTCACTTCGCCTTATTCACTTCCTTGCACAGCTTGCACATGAGTCGGGCAACTTCCGATACATGGAGGAAATTGCATCTGGTACAGCATATGAAGGGCGAAAAGATTTAGGTAATACACAAGCGGGGGATGGCAAGCGATATAAAGGTCGTGGCCCGATTCAACTGACTGGCCGTGCCAATTATCGCAAATATGGACAGCAGCTCGGCATCGACTTTGAAAACAATCCTGAAATTGTGGCAATCCCAAGCATTGGCCTTATGGTGGCCTGCAAGTTCTGGTCTGATAACAGCTTGAATGCCTTGGCTGACAAGGATGATGTGCTGACTATTACTCGCCGGATCAATGGCGGCACCAATGGTCTTGCAGATCGGAAAGCGTACTTATTAAAATTAAGAGCACTTGTTTAATAAAATAGATAAATGCCCTCAAATGAGGGCTTTGTTTTTTACTTTAATAAATAATTATTGGCTGCACAGCTTATTCAATTAGGCGAATGTGAGAATAGATATGATTAAGATTGCTCAAATATATTTTGCTGTTTGATTATAGCTGAGATGGAATCAGGAATAATTATGCTTTTCACTAAAGGAGTTAATAACTCCTGATTTTCATAGAAATCAAAAACAATTCTAAACTCCGCCTCTTTTTTAAATCCATCAGGTTTTAGATATTTAATATCTCGAAAGATATCCATAATTTTATCTTTCATAGAATCCATATTGTGATTGTCTAAATATAGGCTTCTATCACTATAAATGATATCTTGTGAATGACTTTTAATTGTCAAATTACCTAAATTAACATCCTGTTTAGTAAATATTTTTTCTCCATTATTAATTCGACTTTTAACATCGTCAAATAATGTAATTTCTAACAACTTGATTAACTGCTGTTTTTTAAAAAAACTAACATACCAATAGTCATCGTAGTCAGGGAAAATAGTGGTAGATTCTTCATGAGAGCTTAATTTAGAGATGCAAAATATGAATCTATTGTTATTAATCCAGCTATATTTACCTCGGTAATCAACTTTTACATAATTTTGATAATTACCTTTAAGGCTAAGATTCTCAATATGAGCACTTAGATGACTATTATGAGAATAGTTAAGAAGGTTGAATAAATCAATTTCAATATATTTGTCTTTTAGATCAAAAAAGATATCAAAAAAACCTTCTTCTTTATCTAAAATTTGTAAGCTTTCGGTCTCTCTATATTCATGAAGGGTACCAATTTTAATGGTTTTCGAATTCTTAACATTATATTTCTGATTACAGCTTTTCACTAAAAACATTTTAAGAAATCTACCTTAATATAAACTACATAAATTTAACATCAATCAACTTTTCCAATCCTCAAACCCCACCCAGACTCCTTCCTAAAAATCCTTCCATTCTTTATCGTGTGTTCTATATAAAAGTAGGTCCATGTTTTCATTATTATCCCCTAAGCCCATTTCTTAATCGTTGCGCAACCTCGGTAGCAGTCGGATTGTAGTAGGTATTCACCAGAATATTAATATCCGTATGTCCGGTAATCTTGGCTAGATCAGCAGGGTTTTGGATTATCTGGGCCATGCGAGTAGTGGCTTCGTGTCGCAGGTCATGGAATCGCAAGTCCTGAATATCACATTTATCCCGGTATCGCCTAAATAGAGAGGATAGGGAATCCGAATCAATACTCAAAACACGTGGACTATTTACACCTTGCATGTGGCGCAGCAATTCTTCAGCACGTTCTGATAGTGGAATATTTCTAGTTAGGCCATTTTTGGTGTCTGGCAGATGCACATACATTTTATCAATGTGAACATTCTTCCAGGTCATTGCTGTGATTTCACCAAGCCGCATTGCCGTCTCAAGCGCAAACAACATAGCCCATGCCACTTCCTGACCTTTGGTTTTAACCGGCTCACCTTCAACATAAGAGCAGGCATTTAAAATGGCTTCAATTTCATAGTCTGCTGCACGTCTATTTCGTGGTGGTGGCAGCTTTGGTCTTGATACTGTAGTCAGGGGAGAGGAGTGCAACCAACCCAATTCACGGATGCAACAATGCAGTACAGCACTAAGCAATTCCATTTCCCTTGAAACAGTCGTAGCAGTTACATCTTTGATTCTGGCATCACGATACTTTACAAAATCAAAAGACTTGAGATCTGTAAGGTTTTTTGACACTAACTGCTCATTATCACGAATCAACTTTCTTAAGCGCAGAGTTTCCCATCTGGCACCTTTCTTTTTAGGTGTGACATTCTTGAGATAATACTCAATAGCTTCTTGATAGGTATGTTTAGGCAATTCACCTTTTGACGCCTTGGCCGCATCCTTAAGTTCAATAATTTTACGAGCTGCCCACTCTAATGCTTCTTTTTCTGTATCATGGGTAGAAGTGTGGCGCTTGTTTTGATGATTGACGCAAATACGCCAACTATCACCGCGTTGAATAGCCTTTGGTATTTTCATAATGTTGTGGTGCAGATTTGGTGCAAATCAAATGATTAGATGATGTATTAAATCACATTACAATACATTCTAATACAACATTAATTTATTAAAAATCAATGGTTAAAAGAAAAACCCTTGCAGAATAAGGGTTTCACTTTAGTCAAGATATGCTCTCTATCCCCACCATTATATTAAAGCAAGGCAAGTGCCTTGCTTTTTTATTGCCTGAAATTTGGTAAATCTGGTGTTATTGATGCTGTGTTGTATTCTGATTCCATGCACTGGATCAGAAATAATTAAAAACAACGAATGGGCAGTCATATCCTAAAATGAATCAAATTTTCGGCATATATTTTATAAAAAATTTAAAAATAGAACTAACTGTTTATTTTATGGCGGAATAGAGTGTGATCGCTTGTAAAATCGCTTGTCAATGCCGGTCTATCTCTATAATATACACAGCCATTGGGGACGTGGCGAAATTGGTAGACGCACTGGATTTAGGTTCCAGCGCCGCGAGGTGTGAGAGTTCGAGTCTCTCCGTCCCCACCATCATATTAAAGCAAGGCAAATGCCTTGCTTTTTTATTGCCTGAAATTTACGGAACAAAGAAAAGCCCATCGAAATGGGCTGAATAACTGGAGAATAGCGCTGTTGAATCAGTGGAAAGATTAATTTATTTTTCTGCTCTTAAATAGAAGCAATCAGGCTTTTAAATGATCTTCAAATTCCTCGCCTAGTTGTAGTGCCAGAGCATTACCTGCCAGATCACAGGTCACCAGGCCATATTCTTTCTTGAAACTGAAACTGAAACCACGATCATCCGCCAGAGTGCGTACCGAATATCCCAATTTTTCTAACCATAGTCGAAATGCAATCAAATTTTTCGCTTTAACCACTTTTTTCAC